TTTTTTTATAAATATCAATATAAAGAAACTATAGGGTAAGAAACATGGCTCTTTGGGGCAATAGAGATTCTTTAAGCAATCTGACTGGAACTATAACAATCAATCTTGCTACGAAAACGGTAACCGGTAGTGGTACAACTTTTGTAACCGCTGGTATTTCTGCCGGAGATATTCTTGTAATTGGTATTGGAGCTACTTACGGTCAAGCAGTAATTAGTGGAATAACTTCTGCTACTATACTATCAATTGGTTCAACCCAATTCATCACTGGAATAGGAACCGCTGGTTTTGGAGCAACTGTTGGAGTTGCTTACACTGTAACTGAAAAACCAAAATATACTTTAGAAGATGGTCAGTATTTTGCACCAGATGTAAAATCAAATAGATTTTCTGCTGTATTTGGTGTAGATACTGCCGAGCAAACAGTTGCAAATGCTGCTACTGGCAATGCTCGTAAGTATGCACCTGCTCACGCTGGATGGGTAGGAGTTACCACTTACACTGATATGCACGGAAATCTAAGAGTTAAAACGGAAACTCTTGTTGCTATGGGCAAAGATTCTAGTAATAGTGGTGGTATTATTAATGACGCTGCCGATGATATTAGATATCCAGATGCTTGATAATATGGTATGAGATTTGAAGAACTGAATAAAGATAATTATTTAATATTTGCTATAAAATATTATGATAATCCTCAATCTGTGACAAAAGAAGATTTTGATAACGATTTGAAAAGATTTAAATACGTAAAGAGACTTTTAAATCGATATAAAAATACAAAAAACAATGATGATTTAAAAGTTCATTTGATATTAAATCACCTTATAGTATTGTTTAATGTTTTTAATGATGCAACTGTTCCACTGTTGTTTTATAATTTAGAACAATCTCATTGGTCAATAATCAAAAGTTTTTTAATTTTTTTGAATCGTATACCAGAATATCCAAAAACTTTTATTGATACAATTCAAGAAGATCAAGACTGTCTCGCATTATTGCAGGTAATTTAATGGATAAAATAGACAAACTTATTTCTATTGTTAGAGATATACGTGAAGAAATGACTATGACAACTGCAAGCACTTCCGGTAAAGCTGGATTTGGTGGAAGTGCTCAAGGATTTGATCCTGGACCAACTGCTGGTTATGATAAACCTTTATTTGATGGAAGAAGTAAGATTGCTAGAAGACTTCCTCCACCTTATAAGAGTGCATTAATAAATTCTAAGAAAAAGAAAAAAGGAAAGTAAAATGTTTTCACAAGAATCAAAACTAGCGGTTCTTGAATCAAAACTCGGTATTTATGAGGATCTCTCCCGCGAAATGTTATCAAAATTAGAAGCAGCAGTTGATAAGATTTCCGAAGGTAATTCGCGTATTGCTACAATTCTTGCAAAGCATGATGAAAGAATAGAACAAAGTATGAAAAATGATGCTCTTCTTGTTAAGATGATAGATGAGATGAAAGAAGATAATGATAAAGAACATAAAGGAATAGAAGAAAGATTTGATAAAATTGATGAAAAAATAGAAGATCTTAAAAAATTTAGATGGCAAGCAGGTGGTATACTTGCCTTTGTAATCGTGCTTATTGGGGTTATTAATGCATTTGTCCCCAAGTTCTTGACAGCACAACCCCAGCAGGTTATAATAGAGCGCACGAACTGATACCCTTTATAATGGATTTGATTGACTCCAAGTACATTGGATTAGTTTCATCAAGATTGCAAAAATTCAAGAGGGTCAAGGCAGATCTCTACAACTTTCGCTGCCCTCTTTGTGGCGATTCGCAGAAGAATAAAAATAAAACAAGAGGGTATATTTATCCAGTCAAGAACAATACAAACTTTAAGTGCCATAATTGCGGTGCAAGTTTATCCTTTAATAACTTTCTTAAAGAGTTAGATCCCACTCTTCATAAGCAATACATTCTAGAAAAATTTAAAGAAGGTCATACTAGAGGAGTTGGACAAGAAAACTCCTTTGTTGTGGACAAACCAAAATTTGAATTTAAAAAACCAGTCTTTAAAAAATCTTTGGATTTACCTAAGGCATCTGAAAATCCTATTGCTAGAGAATATCTGGAGAAGAGAAAATTAAATCCAGAAAAGTTTTATTATGCTGACAAATTTAAACAATGGACGAATACTCAAAAACATACATTTGATATCATTGGTAGAGATGAATGTCGCATTATTATACCAATGTATGATACTGATAACAATCTGATTGGATTTCAAGGAAGATCACTCATCCCAAACTCTGTTAAATATATCACTGTGATGCTTAATGAGGAGTCACCTAAAATTTATGGGTTGGACAAAATTGATACTTCGAAATCCATTTACATTGTTGAAGGACCCTTCGATTCCACGTTTGTACAAAATGCTGTTGCTATGTGTGGGTCCGACATTGATATTAGGTCGTTTGGTTGGCGCGATTATATTTACGTTTTTGATAACGAACCACGTAATCGAGAAATCGTCAACCGAATATCAAAAACCATCAACAGAGGTGATAAAGTAATTATTTGGCCAGCAACAATTCATCAAAAAGATATTAATGATATGGTGCTCGCTGGACTTAACGTTACAGATGTGTTAAAATCAAATATCTACTCTGGTCTAGAAGCAAAAATCAAGTTTAACAATTGGAAGAAAGTATGAGCAACGGAACAAAAGTTATTAAAAGAAACGGTAAAACAGAACCTCTAGATCTCAACAAACTTCATGTAATGGTTGAGGAATCTTGTAAAGATTTGGCAGGAGTATCAGCATCTCAGGTTGAAATGAAGTCTGGTATTCAATTTTATGATGGTATTACAACTGCTGAAGTTCAAGAAATTTTAATTAGATCTGCATCTGATTTAATTGATTTGGATCATCCTAATTATCAGTTTGTTGCTGCTCGTCTTCTTTTATTTGCAATTCGAAAACAAATTTTTGGACGTATGCATGAATGTCCTACCGTCAAAGAACATATTGTAAATTGTATAGATAAGGGTGTATATGATACGGATATTTTAAATTTTTATAGTGATGAAGAATTTGATAAACTTCAGTCGTATATTGATCATAGTCGTGACTATATGTTCACTTACGCAGGTTTACGTCAGGTCGTTGACAAGTACCTTGTGCAAGATAGAAGCACTGGTGCTTTATATGAAACGCCACAATTTATGTACCTTCTAATTGCGGCAACTATATTCTCCAAGTATCCTAAAGAGACACGTTTAGATTACGTTAAGAAGTACTACGATGCAATCTCAAAGCACAAGATCAACATCCCAACACCAATCATGGCGGGAGTGCGAACGCCACTTAGACAATACGCTAGTTGTGTTCTTGTTGATGTTGATGACACCCTCGATAGTATCTTTACTAGCGATATGGCTATTGGCAGATACGTTGCACAGAGGGCGGGAATCGGCATCAACGCTGGTCGTATCCGTGGCATCAACAGCAAAATCCGAGGTGGAGAAGTTCAACACACAGGTGTTGTACCATTTCTCAAGAAGTTTGAAGCAACTGTCAGATGTTGCACGCAAAATGGCATACGAGGTGGATCCGCGACGGTCCACTTCCCCATCTGGCACCAAGAAATAGAGGATATCCTAGTATTAAAAAATAACAAAGGAACTGAAGATAATCGTGTTCGTAAGTTAGATTACAGTATTCAAATCTCTAAACTGTTCTATGAACGATTTATCAAGAACGAAGAAGTTTCACTCTTCTCCCCACACTCAGTTCCTGGTCTGTATGATGCTTTTGGAACTGATGCTTTTGACGAGTTATATGTACGTTACGAACGAGATGAGTCTATTCCTAGAAAGACTATCGGAGCTCAAGAACTCTTTTTGGACCTCCTGAAAGAACGTGCGGAAACTGGTCGTATTTACATTATGAATATTGACCACTGCAATTCTCACTCTTCTTTTATTGATAAAGTAGAGATGAGCAATCTGTGTCAAGAAATTACTCTTCCAACTAAACCTCTTCAACATATTGATGATACTGATGGTGAAATCGCTCTGTGCATCCTTAGTGCAATTAATGTCGGAAAACTCAGAGACCTTGAAGATCTTGAAGTTCTCTGCGATCTTTCTGTTCGCTCTCTTGATGAACTTATTGATTTTCAGGGATACCCAGTTAAAGCAGCAGAAATTGCCACCAGAGCACGTCGTTCACTTGGTATAGGTTATATTGGTCTTGCACACTACCTTGCTAAGCATGGTGAGCATTATGATGATCCTGGTGCTTGGAAACTAGTTCACGATCTTACTGAGGCATTTCAATACTATCTGATTCAGGCAACGGTTAACCTTGCAAAAGAAAAGGGTGCTTGTGAATATTCTCATCGTACTAAGTATGGGCAAGGTATTCTTCCTATTGATACTTATAAAAAAGATGTTGACGAAATAGTACCCAACGAGTTAAAATATGATTGGGAAACTCTTAGAGTACAGGTTAAGCAGTACGGTGTTAGGAACAGCACGTTGTCCGCACAAATGCCTTCGGAGAGCAGTTCCGTTGTGTCAAATGCAACTAATGGAATCGAACCTCCTCGCGGATACTTGTCCATTAAAAAATCGAAGAAAGGACCCCTTAAGCAAATTGTTCCACAATATCAATCACTTAAGAACAACTATACTCTTCTTTGGGATATGCCTAGTAATCGCGGTTATATCCATATTGTTGCAATAATGCAAAAATTCTTCGATCAAGCAATTTCTGGAAACTGGTCCTATAATCCAGAAAATTATCCCGATAATGAAGTTCCAACCTCAGTTATGGCACAAGATCTATTGACTACATATAAGTACGGCTGGAAAACCAGTTACTATCAAAATACCCATGACATGAAGAATGATGAGGTTGAAGAAACCCGTCAGTCTCTTGAAGATTTAATTTCTCAACTAGAAAACGCAGAGGAGGAAGATTGTGAGTCTTGTAAGATTTAAAACAGGTTTGGAGGAAAAACCCATGGTCGATTCCATGACAGTTTTTAACTCAAACGAAGTAGACACCAAAAAGCAACCTATGTTTTTTGGTCAACCACTAGGAATTCAAAGATACGATTCTTACAAATATCCAATCTTCGATAAACTAACAACACAGCAATTAGGTTACTTCTGGAGACCTGAAGAGGTTTCTCTTCAAAAAGATCGTAGTGATTATCATATGCTACGTCCAGAGCAAAAACATATCTTCACCAGCAACCTAAAGTATCAGGTTATGTTGGATTCTGTTCAGGGAAGAGGGCCTGGTATGGCGTTCGCGCCTTACTGCTCTCTTCCTGAACTAGAAGCATGTATGAAAGTTTGGGAATTTATGGAGATGATCCATTCCCGTTCATATACTTATATCATCAAGAATGTTTATTCAGACCCCTCCGAGGTCTTTGATACGATTCTAAAAGAAGATCGTATTATGGAACGTGCTGTAAGTGTTACACAAGCATATAATGACTTTATCAATGCAGCACATCGTTATGATAATTCTGATGAATGGCAACATGCATTAGAACAAGTTCCATACGCACAAGAGGCAAGGTATGAACTCAAGCGCAAATTATTCAGAGCAGTTGCAAACGTTAATATTCTTGAAGGTATTCGTTTTTATGTCAGTTTTGCTTGCAGTTTTGCATTTGGCGAACTCAAACTTATGGAAGGAAGTGCCAAAATCATCTCACTAATTGCTAGAGATGAGAATCAACATCTTGTCATCACTCAAAATATTCTGAATAAGTGGAAAGAGGGTGATGATCCTGATATGGTACGTATTGCTAAGGAGGAAGATCAGTGGTTTTACAGAACCTTTGAGAATGCAGTAAATCAAGAAAAACTTTGGGCAGAATATCTGTTCAAGGATGGATCTATGATTGGTCTAAATGACAAACTTTTGCAGCAGTATGTTGAATGGATTGCCAATCGTAGAATGAAAGCAATCGGACTGAAACCCCTTTATGATGTTCCTGCGAAAAATAATCCTCTTCCTTGGACTGATCATTGGATTTCTTCAAAAGGTCTTCAAGTAGCACCACAAGAAACGGAAGTTGAATCCTATATAGTGGGTGGAATTAAACAAGATGTTACCAAAGATACTTTCTCAGGATTCCAATTATGATGAATGGTGTGAGCAGGAAATTCTGAACGCATACCGAGAAGCAGCAGAAAGTGATGAATTTCTGTTTGGTGATTACGATTATAAGAAAGAATGGTTAGAGGGTCGTTAAGACCCTCTTTTTTTATAAATAAAATTATAAAAACATAAAGAAACAATGTCTAGAATTACGGGAACTGATGCTTTCAATATGATGGAAGCATACAATGCGGTTTATGCTCCACAACAGATCACAGAAGAGCAAGTTTGGGAAGAAGTTGAAGCATGGGTAAATTCACTCGTAGAAGAAGGTTATGACCTGAGTGAGTATACTTGGGAAGATATGTACGAAGAGTATCTGAATGAAATGGGTCAGAGAGCAACCACTGGACAAATGACTGCACCTCGCAATGCTCCCACACAAGCAGCAGCAAAACCTACACCATCACCAGCATATAGACCTGCAGGAGGTGGAATGAATGGTATGAGAGGTTCTGGAAGAGATAGAACTTCTTATCAAACTAGTTCTTCACCTGGAGCACTTAGAGTAACCCCAACTCCAGGATCATATCAATCACCTTTTGCAGGTGCTCGTGATGCTGCTTTTGCTAGAGCAAGACAAATTCAAGGTTCTCCTGTAGTTGGCCCAAGAGTTGCAGCACCTGCATCAGCTCCAGCAAGACCTGTAGCACAAGCACCAGCAAGACCTGCTGCTGCCCCCACAGGAGGAGTAGCAAAACCAACCACTACAGCACCTACAACCGCTCCAGCAACCACTCCTGCTGCTCCTGCAAGATCTTTTAATCCTTTAATGCAGAGAACCTTTGGTTATCAAACTGGATATGCTCCAAGTCAGATTAAGCAAGATCCTAAAAAAATGGCACAAACGGGATCACTGAGAAGCATTAGTTCTTCATTTGACCCATTTGATATTGTTCAAGGTTATCTTATTGATGAAGGTTATGCTGAAACTGAAGAGGCAGCAGCAGTAATCATGGCAAATATGAGTGAAGAGTGGAAAACTCAAATTCTTGAGTCTGGATACTTTCCAACTAAGGAATCTCAGAAGGAAGATGAAGCAAAATATAAAAAAGGTAGTTCAGAAGTAAAACATAGAACTGTTCAGACTCAGGCAAAACCAACACCATCAAATTTAAAATAAATTTATTTTAAATTTAATAATGATAGAGGGTCTCAGTACCCTCTTTTTTTATAAATAACTAAAAAAGTAAGAAAGAGAGATGAAGGATTTTAGCCAATTTTTGCAAGAATCATATTTAAATGAAGGTGTGGCACCTAGTGAAAGAAGACCTGCAAGAAAAAGAAGAAGTGGTGGACCTACTCCAGAAGAAGTAAAGGCGCAAATTAATGCTAGAGAAGCAGAAAAAGCACAAAGAAGAGCGCAAAGAAAACCTTCTGGAGCAGCAGCAAGACCAGATCTTCAATTTAAAAAAAGTACAGTACAAAGTCCAGCAACTCCAAAAAAAGCTTCTGGTGCTGCTAGAGATCCTTGGAATCAATTTCCCAAAAAACCTCAAAAGCAATTAGGAATTCCTAAAGAAGGTCCATCAAGTCAACTTCCAGGAAGAATATTAGAACCTACAGGAGGTATAACTCCTAGAGCAGCACTTCCAGCAAAAGGACAAACTCAAAGAGCGGGTGCATTGGCAACAAGATCCACATCTACACCATCAGCACCAGTAGGAACACCATCAAATCCTGAAAGAATTTATCCTACACCTGTAAAAAATTCTTCTTCAACAAGTCCAAAGGGATTATTACCAGCAAAAGGACAAACTGGTGGTTCAAAATCATCTGGTTTATCTACAAAACCTATTCAACAAATTAAAACGGATTTAAATGTACCCACTCCAAAAGAATTTGGTGGATCGAAAAAGCAATTAGCACTTCCTGCTGCTAGACAAACTGGTGGTTCAAAATCATCAGCACTTTCTGGTAGTGGAAAACCACCCACTGGAACAAAACCAACTGGTAAATTTGGTAAAGCACTTAAGGTACTTGGACCAGCATCCGCAGCACTTGATACTGCATTATCTACTGCAGATGAAAGAGCAAAGGGATCTGGATGGGCAAGATCACTTGCTAAAGGTGCTACAGTTGCCGCTGGAGGACTCGCAGGAGGCGCTCTGGGTGCTCTTGGAGGTGGTGGTATTGGTAGTGCTGCTCTTGGTACTGCTGGTGCTATTGGAGGCGCAGAACTTGCAGGAAGAGCATTCGATACTGCTGCTGGGGCGAATGCAAAAGAAAGAGCGGCAATGGCAAAGGCAAATCGTCAACGTCAAGCAGGAACTGCTATCAAAGGTATTGGTGGTAAAACAACCTTCGATACTAAAAAGAATACAATAACTACGGGAACTGGATCACAAAGAAAAACAGTTGGTCTTGCCAAAACTGGTGTAGTTCAAAGAGGTGGTCAATCAGTTGCGGGTCATCTTGCATATAAGGGTGGTAAAGCAGTTTATAAAGCAGGCCCAAGTGCTCAATCACTTGCCAAAACTTCCTCAAATCCATTAGAAAGAATTGGTAGATCTTTATTTGCTGGTGCATATAAAAAATCTGATGCTGCAAATGCTGCTAAGAAACTTGCTACGGCAAGACAAAATGATGCTGCTCGTAATAAGGCACTTGGAGTAAAAGCACTTCCTGGTAAGTGATTTTTATAAATACCTTTATAAAAAGGTATTTAATTTATAACCATGTCTAGAATTTCGCAAGACTTTATTAACGATCTTGGTTTTTTATATGAACATATTCATGTAAAAGACCAAGATTTTTTAAATGAAGAATCTGAGTATTATGAAGAAGAAACTGCAGAACTGACGGAAGATATTATTCTTTCTTTAGCTTTGGCGATGTTTTCTGAAGGTTATACTGCAGAAACTTTTGTTAAATTCTTAGCGAGTTCTGATGAAGAGGTTATTTTAGAAAAATATTTAAATATTGATGTAAATTTTATTTCTGAAGAAGTAATTTATAATGATTTTGTTGAAGAGCAGTTTGAACTTCTTGAGGTTGCTGGATTAATAAAACTTTTAGGAAGAGGTGCCAAAGCTGCTGCTAGTGGAATTAAAGCAGGAGCAAAAGCAACTAAAGGTGCTGTTAAAACAGGAGTTGCAAAAGTAGCAACTGCTGGGGTTGAAAAAAGAGTTGGTAAACAATTCGCAAAAAGTACAGATCCAACAAGAACTGCTGCTGCTGTTGAAAAAATTGCAAAATCAAAAGCATCTAAATCTGGAATAAGTGTTCCACAAGGGACACTATCACCTAAACAATCGACTGAGTTATTAAAACAAGTAAGAACTGCAAAAGCAATTCAAGGTGTAAAGACTGCTGCAAAGGGTGCTTTAATAGGAGGTACTGGTGTTCTTGCTGGATATATGGGAGCAAAACTTGGAGGTGCAGGCGGAGATGGTAAGGTAGGTCCTGCAATTGTAGGACCAAAGATTGTAGGTCCTGCAATTGTAGGACCAAAGATTGTAGGACCAAAATCTTCATCTTCTTCAGGTGGTGGTGGATCTAATTCTTCAGGTGGTGGTGGATCTAATTCTTCAGGTGGTGGGGGTGGGTCTTCCACATCTCCTTCAGGATTTGCAAAACCAGTACCATCATCAGCAGCAGCACCTAAAAAATCAGAAAGTGGAACTGCGATGCAACAGTGGGCAAAGGCAAATCCAAAACTTGCTGCTAAGGTAAAACCTGGTCAGTCTGGATATGAAGAAATTTCTGCAATGAGATCTACACCAGGTCCTAATGAAAAACAGGATCAAACTCCAACAACTGGAAAACCAGAAGCACAAATTGATAAATCATCTGTTGAGGCGGATATTAAGAAAGAACAAGAAAGATTAAAGAAAAAAACAGAGCAAACTACAACTAAAGAATCGTATGATGCTTATGATGTTATTCTCGAATATTTAATTGATACTGAGCAAGTTGATACTATTGAAGAAGCACATTATGTAATGTTGGAGATGGGCGCTGAAACTATTGGAAGCATTGTTGATCAATATGAGAACTATCTTCTCTCAGAAGAAATTGAAGAATGGGTAAATGATCTTGTGGAGGAAGGATATGATCTTTCAGACTATACATGGGATGAAATCATTGAATACTATATGACTGAAACAAATAGAGGATGATTTGAGTACAGATATTATAACACATTCAAAGGGGGCTTGACAAGTCCCCTTTTTTTGTCTAGACTACCTTTGTCCTGGTTGAAGATGAGGCTTTAGCTAATCTTAGAAGACTTAATGACCACACCATAAATCCTTTCAGATTCACTCATATAAAAGGTACCACCAATATTTGTATTATAATATTCTTCACTCATTAATACATTACGATTAAATTGTTCATAAGTTTCATAATAACTCATAGATTTCTTATGAGGACATAGGTAAAGTATTTCTCTAAGGAAATGTTCTTTACCTATTTTTTTTACATCTTCATTTAATTCATCACAAGAACCAAAGTAATTTTTCCAATCAGATTCTTCTGTTTTTCTTCTTCCTGTCTTTTTATTCTTTTGTCTTGTCCAAAAGTGTTTTTTACCAATATATTTTTTATTGTTTGTTAAGTTGGTAATGATATAAACAAATCCTTCCATTCCTTTGGGAACATCGGTAAAGACTTCTCCGTTGTACTGCCAACTCATAAAATTATCTTATAGTGTTGGTATTTAGACTTGCATTGTTGGTTGAGAGTGCTATACTGGTCTTCTAAACAAACCTAATGACTATGACCATTCTTGAACTGACTCTTCGCAATTCACATGATTGGGCAATTGATCGAATTCATTTTTTATGTGAACTGCAAGAAGATGAAAATGCTTATGCAATTCAATCAGAGTTTAGTGAATGGATGAATCCTGATATTTTCGAACATGATGTATTATCTTTGGAGTTTATTGGAGAATAGAATGACTTGACAAATCCTAAATACACCCTGTATTATGGAAAATCCCATAACAGGGATTATATCATGAGATTTTGATGTGACATTAGAGCCGTGGAGATTGCCTTTTGAGAAAAAGGTGTACCCCTTTCTCTATACGGATGTAGAGTTCAATTAAATTTAGTGCAAAACTTCTTTACTGTAGCCCTGCCCCTTTTGGCAACGGTTACAACCAGTACGGCAACACTGCCATCATCTGCTAGTGCTCCTTCATATTCCATTATTAAGGAGTTTGAATCAGAGAAGACAGCGATCCTAGAGGTTGCTCCCGAAAAGCCAAAAGAGAAAAGGCTAATTTGTAAAGGGTGTTCAGAATATGAAAACCTTGCTATTGAATATTTTCAAGAACAAGGAATTAGAGACAGAAACGCCCTCGCTACTATCCTGGGCAATATTAAGCAGGAATCCATGTTCGTGCCTAATATTTGTGAAGGTGGTAGCAGGACCAGTTATCATAACTGCGGACGTGGTTATGGTCTGATCCAATGGACATCTGCCGATCGTTATTATGGATTGGGTGATTTCGCTAAGAAGTTTGGTGGTTCTCCATCAACACTTCCAACGCAACTTCGTTATCTTACGAATGAAGTTCAATGGAAACGAATTGAAGACAGGATGAAAACTCCTGGTAAATCTATCAATCGTTACATGGACTATGCGTATAGTTGGATTGGTTGGGGCATTCATGGTGCCCGCACTTCGTATGCTCATGAGTATGCTAACCGACTGATCACGGTAGAAGTTTGATACAATAGAATAATAAGGGAGAATTGTGTTTCTCCCTTTCTCGTATACATATAAAAGTAAAATTTACTGAAAAACATTATGTCTAATACAGTACAACAAATCACCGATGCAGTAACTGCTTGGCAAACTGAAGATGAAAAGTTTGTGAGTGGAAATAGTGCAGCAGGTACAAGAGCTCGTAAAGCACTTCAGGAACTTTCTAAACTCGTCAAGACTCGTAGAACAGAAATTACTGAAGAGAAGAACGCTCGTAAGGCAGCAAAGGCTTGACGGATAGGGTCTAGTACCTTATAATACTCTCATGGGCAGGCGAGGTTCCAACCCTTCCATAAGACCCGCCCCCTCCATGCCTCTCAACGATGCACAAACAGGAGGGTTTCTGGGACTGTCGCCTATTGGTTAAGGCCCACTGCTTATAACGGTGTGAAGAGGGTTCAATTCCCTCCAGTCCTACTGACAATCTTTTATTGTCTTATGGGTTAGTAGCTCAGATGGATAGAGCAATTCACTTCTAATGAATTGGACGGGGGTTCGAGTCCCTCCTAACCCGCTTGGAGTTTATCTCCATATATAAACTGATAGAGGGTAAGTCCCTGTTATATCCTTATGAGATATATCACACTTACTCCATCAAAATGTAGGAAGTGCAACACCTCTCGCTGGTTTAGACTGGATGATGTGAAAGGTGATTCTGTCCGCACATAGAAATCCCTCCTACCACCATTCCACAATAGCTCAGCGGTAGAGTCGCGGTCTGTTAAACCGTTTGTCCCTGGTTCGAATCCAGGTTGTGGAGTTGGAAGGTCTGGAAATGTCTGGGTCTTTCATAAGAGTCGGGATCATCATATCCGACTCACTAAATCCTAAGTTTTCTTAGGTCGGGGACTTGATCACCCCCGCTCGTTGCGGAGAGTGTCTTCCGCTGGTGATGGGCACTCATCACCTTTCGCCCTTGTAGCTCAGTTGGTAGAGCACGGCTTTTGTAAAGCCGTTGTCGCAAGTTCAAGTCTTGTCGGGGGCTTGACATAATACTCATTATGTCTTATACTTTATACTTCCGTGTGAAGTGAAGTGCTGGGAGAGAAATCTCCCACTTTGCGGTTGTAGTTCAGTGGTAGAACGCCATCCTTCCAAGTTGGATGTCGCCCGTTCGAATCGGGTCAGCCGCTCTTAATCTTTCCTTAGTTGACAATCTAAAGAAAGTATTATAAAATACTCGGAGTCTTGAGAATCTCTTAAGACTCTTTTTATATTCTTTATAAGAAAACAAAAACTTATGAAACTCAAACAACTGATGCTTGCACCTGTTGCTCTGGGAATGGTTGCTCCTGTTGCTGCGAATGCCGCAGATCTTAATATGGCAGCAGTCAACCAATACGCTTCTTCTGAGCAGGTTACAAGTATTAATCAACTTTCTGATGTGCAACCTACTGATTGGGCATATCAAGCACTCAGCAACCTTGTAGAACGTTATGGTTGTGTTGCTGGTTATCCTAATGGTACCTATGGTGGTGGTAAGGCAATGACCCGATATGAGGCAGCAGCACTTCTCAATGCTTGCCTTGACCGTGTAACCGAGCAAACTGATGAACTGAAGCGTCTTGCTGATGAGTTCCGCAATGAACTTACAGTAATTCAAGGACGTGTTTCTAAACTGGAAGCACAGGTTGGACAACTTGAAGCAACCCAGTTCTCCACTACCACTAAACTGCGCGGTGAAGCATCTTTCGTTCTTGGTAATGTGGATAATTACACGACCAAAGGTGGTGATGTAACTCATGCAGCATTCAATTATGATCTGCGTCTGAACCTAGACACTTCATTCACTGGTAAGGATCTTCTC